CCTGCCAGTAACCACATCGACTCCATAAAGTGAAAGAAAGGGTTGGCATCTCTTATTGGGCAAAACAATACACGCTCACGTGGTTTTCTATATGTAATGACCATAGGGTATGGAAACTCATATGCAGGACCGTTGCGAGTGTCAATTAAGTTGCCGTGAAGTTTTATGTCCTCCACAATGAGAGGGAGGGCTTCTGTTACGTTATCTACTAAGTATGTGTTAAGGGTACGTGCTACCATAATGAGTGCCTTTCTATGCCTATTTTAAGCCCCATACAGGGCGGTGAGTTTAGCTTGCCTTAGTTGCATACCAAAAACAACTAAGAACTGGTCTCCGAGCTATTTTTAAAGTCGTAATGTTTCTTGACTAACGGTGTATAGGGTTCTCCTTGTACAGCTTCTTTAACTAAATGATCTATAAACATATCTGGCTCCATAAGCATAGCTCTACCCATACGGTCAGGTAACAACCCATTACGAAGAGTTACATTATCACAGCCATTACACACACCAAAGTCACGCTGTCCGTGATACAGTTTTGTACGAGCGGCGAAGAAAGCGTTGTTTTGCCAAAGATCTGTAATGTTTTCTTTTAATATATTCCCACACTTGTATACTCCTGCCCAATCATTACAGCATAAAGCTACATTACCGTCCCACCGTAAACTAAGTTCCCTGAAAGGTTTTGCACATCGTTTGCCCTGCTGTGTGTGATTTAACGGAAAAGCAGACCCTGCATGATTACTAACAAGCGAATGTGTACCGTCAGTAGCCAAAGTTAAATCCATTCCTACGACAATATCTTTTTCTTTTACTTTTCTACGTCTATGAGGATTACCCCTTTTGTCTTGTGGATATTGGTAGACGGGATACGGACCTTCGTAACGTTCCTGAATTTTATCTACTATTTTAATACGGTCATAGTTATCTAGAAACAATACGTTCACACCTGCTTCCATGAGTTTATTAACTTTTGCAGTAATGTCTCCAAGTAGACCGCCACCATTACTTGTCATCATTATAGATGTTTTTGGTAATGTTTTACGGAAAATAGATATGATGCCACAATAATCAGGGTGCATGGTTGGTTCACCGTGCATGGCAAACTCTAAACGTGGGTTCCAATGTTCGTTTACCATAGCCTGCTTTATTTGATCAGCTATAGTTTGTGCCAATTCTGCTGTTAATATTTTATAAGGAGACGATGCTCTACCGTGAATGTTTTTTGGACCGTCAGCTTTGTTATCACGTATAGCTTGTATACCACAAAACGAACAGGCGAGGTTACACCCTTCAACTAATTCTATCTGTATAGCGTTAGGTGCATCCTGCTTCATAGGCTTTTCTCCATTGTACCCTTACATCATAGCGTTTTTTCATGCCTTCCCAACCTGTTTTAGTTTCTTTTTCTACAACCTTTACAAAGTCAGGGTAATAAAAAGCTAATTGTTTAGAGGCATGTTCTTGTAACTCCAGAGTGCGATACGTGCTACACCCTCCTTTTGCTCCTGAACCACCACGTTGATCCCATGTCCAGTCTACTATTACAGCATTAGGCATTCCTTTTGCAAATAAGCCGAGTGTCATAAAGTAATCTTCCATGAGCTCCACAGCACTATACTTTAATCCTGTGTTATAAATATCAAAAGGTCGTATGCCATGCACAGCATTCATACGCATACCATGCTTGACTTTATATGGAAAATGTTTATCGTTCATTTGGCGTGGGCTAACGCCGACATGCACGTACTCATCAAGTAACTTATCCATTCTATCAAAAAGCTCCGCTGTTTCTTGGATTGTTACTTTTCTTAAGTTGGGTGCATCATCAGATGCCCGAGTATTAAAAATAAGATCATCGTCCAAAATAAGAATTTTATCATAGTGTGCCTCCATAGCATATTCTAATATAAACTGCCGAACATTATTTATGCCTGTCACTTCTCCACGGTCTATAACCTTACGCCCCATAAGTTCGTGCTGTTGCACTTCATGCTTGGGGCAGACAACAAAAGCATTCTCTTTACCAATGCTGTCTAGTGTGACTTGTTTATATACTCTGCCTTTTGTGGGGATAAATATTGGTATCATTTTAAAACCCTAACTCTAAACGCTCAGGGTGTAACATACGTTCTGCCCCCTGCTTTTCAACTGTTGGTTTATAAAGACTACGTGGTTTACCCTGCCCCCATAAAACTCTTTCATATTTATCCCACTCGCATAAGCTGTGTTCTATACAACGCATATCTACCATGGATTGTAGCTCGTCGCTCGCAAGCACCCACCCATACGGAACTAACAAACCCTGTTGAGGGTCACGCATTTTTTGCAGTAACTCAAACATTTTTTGGTTAGCTTCAGGCTGAGACATAGATTTATTTAAAATTGACGCAGGAACACGACTATTTCTAAGCCTGTTCAAGCCACGTATTGCTCCAGGACCTGCGTTTGCCCACGTATATCTATCGTTAGCAAATCGTAATACAGGTGTATAATTAAGATCTGTGACTACCTCATACGCCATAAATCCTCCACCACCAAACCCTTGATACTTTTTAAGTTCCTTATGTACTTCATACAAACTTTGATTATAGTAGGCGTGCTTTCCCAAGTATAATCTAGTTGAATAAATAGGTCGCAAGAAGTGGTCTACCACCACCTCACCCTTTGGAAGTTTTAAGCCTTGATTTGTAATTACATAAGCTCCTGTGAAACACCTTTGCTTATCACGTATACGTTGGTCTATCAAGTCTTTTGTGTATTGTGGCGACCAGTCTTTGCCTACCCACCCATGAGCATCAAAAAACTCTGACGTGCCAATCATGCGGAACAAACACGTATTAAATATAATATCGCCGTATGGGCTGTTATCGTGTGCTTTTGTCCACTTTCTAAACGCTACCGTTGTGCGGTCATGCTCCCTAAAAGGATTAGTGAACTTGTATGTTTCAAGGATAGGGTCATCAGTAAGTTTTTTACGACCCTGTTGTTTCTTTTTGTAAATATTGTGACGCTCAGCAATCCAGTAGGCAAACCTTTTGATTGGCTCTTCTGGAACACGCTCACGCCAGTTTCTAATGCGATCATATAATATCATAATACCACCTTTCTATATGGTTGGTGGGGTGGATAAGTACTTGCCCTACAAGCGAAACAGGAACGCTAACGCACATTGACTTTCACCCCAAAAACACTATAGCCCCTTGCCTTGTCACAGGCAAGGGGCAAAAGCTCAAGATGCCTCGGCATACTCCATAACCTTGTCAAGTGCCTTACGCTTGGTATTTGCACCCGAACCAAACCACGCAGAGGTAAGCCGTAAGTCATTGGTCTTAGACTTTTTCTGGTGATCCATAACATAGGTAACACCGTTAAGGACACCCCACCACGAACCTTTGGCTGAAGCTAGGTCAGCTCCTGGTGACTCTTCAATAGCCTCACGCACAGCCATACTGGTTTTGGTAAACTCCTCGTGTAACGGAGGTAACACCTGTTCCATAACTTTGCCACGCTCCTTGAGCACATTAGGCTGGAACATCTCTGCTATGAAGTTGTCTACTTGGTCTTGCTTGGCACGCTTTTTTGCCAAGAACTCTGACTTTTGCTTGAACAAATCCATTTGTGTACCACTGATACCAAGTGCTTCCTCAGCGGCAGTCATGATGTCATCATCAAACATTTGCAAGTGCAACATGCGGAACTTACCAGTTATACCCTCTTGGTTGAGAGCAAGGGTAATTGTATTATTACAGACAACACGGATAGGCGTAAACATAATAGTCATAGCTGTACCTACCTTGTGACTGTTAGCCATGAGCAAGTAACCCTCGATCTCGTCGCCACCTGCTAACTTGAAGCCCTTTTTAATTTTAGCTAGACCCCATATACGCTCACCGTCACTAAGACTACCTGCCGTATCCATAGCCATTTGACCTGCGTCAGTAAACTTTTTAAAGAACGACATAGTCTCGTGGTTTTGGAATGGCGTAAAAGCCTCACCACAATGTGATAACACCTTGTTATCTGTATCACGTACAACCATATATTGACCATCGGCTGTAAGTAACTTAGCTTCGCCACGTGGATCGTTGAGATCCCATACGTCTGGCTTGCTAGCATAATAGACAGGGCGTTTGCTAACTGTCCAATCGAGTCCTGCGGCTTTTAACATTTCCTCAGGAGTAAGGTTGCCCTCAACTTTGTTACCTAGCCCATGCCAAGGGACTTCCCCTGCATACGCCATAGTTTCTACCATATGTGCCATATTAACCTCTCTTTCTATAGTTAAGCACTTTCAAGATCCTCTACCGTAATGGTAGGTATCTTTTTGTAATCTGCTACACTAACCGTTAGCATAACAGGACTAAGGTCGTGGGTAATATTACCCTCTGGATCCACATATACTGCACCTGCTACGACCTGTATCCTTACTAAGTTACCCTGCACCAATCCTGACGTTACAGGGTACTGTGTAACCGTGCCGTCATTGTTGTGTTCAGGTAACTGTTCAACAAACTTACGTTGTAGAGTATGTGGGTAATCGTTACTGATTGCCTCGTTATTAAGCTTTTTTAACAAGCTCTTTGTTAAACACTGCATTTGCTCTGACATAACTTACCTTTCTATGTAGTTGTTTAGTTAATATATTATATATACAGGGGCTACGTTTGGATTAGTACCCTTTTTTACTCTCGCGATACGTTTTGATGTTCTATGCTAACTGATAGCCCCGACTAAACATTGGATGTATCAAGTGCAGGTTACGGAGTGCTCGTGTCAAACCCACATAAAACACACGAGCTTCATCATAATGTTCGTTTTCAAACTTACGCCACATTGAATATGAGCGACGCATAGTATCTGTAAGCATCATTACATTTGTAGCCTGAGCTCCCTTTGCTGAGTGAATCGTTGAGATTCTGATCCGTGGGTCATCAGTAAGTGATTCGCCTTTACGCAAACATGCTTTGATATATGTTCTATCTCTATCAGCAATCTTACCAAGACCCTCGTCCCAAGGCAGGCTATGCAGTAATCCATGGAAGTCCTGTAAATCTTGTAGGGTATATGTTTGTTCAGGCTGACCTTTGGAAAATGTTTTATGCCCATACTCAACTTGTGTGCCAAGAAGCATTTGTCCGTAGACTATCTTTACTTGTTCATATGTAAGGCGAGCTCCGTTGCGTAAGTTTTCCCACAATCGCACAGCTTCTAATACTTTATGGTCAATCGACTTACTGCCATTATAGATGTACAAGTGACCCCTACGCCTGACTTCCTCTTCTATTTGCTGAGCTCCACGAGTAGTTCTGCTGAGTAATAACCAATCACCACTTGACAAATCCACTTCAGCTGAATGCCTATGCCAAAATACACAGCCTTGTTCTTCACGAGGCACAAACTCTTTTGGTCTTCTACCCACTACCTTACGAATTACATTCTGGCTTAATACGTGGTGGCTAGAAGGTATCCTATAACTTTTATTCAGCACTGTAACCTCACCTTTTAAACCTATAAAATGGTCTACATCAGCCCCTGCGTAACGGAATATAGCTTGGTCATCATCTCCTGCTACATATGTTTCTTTTGCATTCTGCTGTAGTAACTCTACCATACGCCATTGGAGAGGTGATAAATCTTGTGCTTCATCTATAAACACCACTTCTAACTTAGGTGCAAGTTGCCTATCACAAAACTGTTCAAGCATATCGGTATAATCAAATAGTTCGTGGTGGTCCTTCCATGTTCGTAACCCTCTACTTACATAATCCACCCTTGACCAATCTGTTTTAAGTGGCACAGTAGAAGCATTATAAACAGAACGCAGTTCTTGTTTCTGTATTCGTGCAATGTTTATTATTTCTAAAAACTTATCGCCATAACCAAAATCTTTATACGGACCTTGTTCGGTAGCTTGCTGACTTCCAAAAAACCTACCTATTTTTAACCACTCGCCTATCTCTGCATACTTTTCAGCTGACATAATCTGTGAGGTAGTAATACCCATCTGCATAAATGCTAGGCTATGAAGTGTTCTAAAAAAGGGTAAGTCACGTTTAGTCAACTTAAACTTTTTGTATGCTCTATCAACAGCTTCATGGGCGGCTCTTCGTGTAAAAGCAAAATACCCTATCCTGTCTGGTGACACACCTTTTTCTAAGTATTGCTCAATCAAGTTAAGCAGGGTGGTAGTTTTACCAGTTCCAGGAGGACCGAGTATTATCTTCATTATATTATATCATTTTCCTTAGGTAACTCAGGTAGCTCCAGTGTTTCTTCACTTGTAAAAAATGCCTGTGGCAATGACCAAACATGTATCCCTTTACCTTTTACTCGCCAAAACATTTTTTCTGCCTCTATATTCTGTAGCCTTAGAGTAATTTTATTAGACGAATAGTGGTTAAAGTCATTTACAGATAAATGTTTCTTTACATCTTTTATCTGAAAATAAACTCTACCATCTACCCATACTGCAACACCTTGAAGAATATCCTCCCTATCTGCTCCTTTTGCACGTTCACTACAAAAAGAGTGGAGTAAATCCTCAAACTCACCTTTTATAGTAGCATCAGGTGGCACTTCTACAATCGTTAAATTATCTAACAATAATTGAATTTTAGTTTGCCATGCTCTTTGGTTAATCGTTACAGGGAGTTTGTTGATTTGTGACACACAATCCTTTTGAAAACGTGTCTGACTAATTAAGCCATCTGTGCTTATTTCAACTCGCTGACCATCAACATCAAGTATCCATATTGGTGGATCACCATCTATTTTAGTAAGACTAGACATTTGGTTTTGCACTCCTGCAGGACCAACGCCATGCTTACGTGTGAGGCATATATCTTTATTACAAAAAGGTTTGATCGGTTGGTCTTCACATTTGTAATGATAGTCTTTACGCTGTAGCTGTTTAATCACTGTTCCCACCTCGTTATGCCCTAATGGTGGGTTTAAGTAATCCACATTATATCTTTGCACCAACCCTTCCCAATTATCAGCATCAAACAATCGAGCATACACACCCAGATTAAACAAAGCATTATTACGTGACCCCTCGCTAAACCCTTGTTGGCATAATTCGTTTAAACAAGGGGGACCGTCCTTGAGTGTAAGTTCTGGTTCTGATATACGATACTGCTCAAAGTCATTTGGTTTTATCCTCCACTTTTCTGCCTTAGTCACAAACTCTTCAGGTGACATAAGCTCACCCTTAAAATCATAAACAGAGCGAGTGGTAAACTCACCTTTAAAATAAGGCATGTTCATAGCACTGCCTGTATCACCCCTGTCCACTAATATAGTAGCCTGCTTTGGGAATATTTCACCATCAGCATGCCCCAATGAAGAAGCTAATTCAGCGAGTTTACTTTTTACAGTTGAGGCTTGTATACGCCCCTTAAAGAAAAAATAAACATGAGCTCCACCCGATTTACTGCGTGCCACCCACCCCACTACCTTTGCTTCCTTCAGCTTTTTTACTAGGGCTTGATGGTCAACACTGTAGTTATCAATATCAATAGCTCCCCAAGAAGCTGTGTTATCATCGCATATGGGAATAATACGTATACCCTTTTCACCATCTAAATGGTTTTGCCATAATTCAACATTGGGTGGTGTTTTGATTACGGTATACACGCCGTTTTTCTTAACACCACCGTTTGCATCATCAGGCAAAAACATACCGTGAGCTCGCTCGTTACCTGCGAACAGTTTAAAAAACTTTTCCGCGAGCATTAGAAGGGTGTTTCATCCTCTACATCATCAGCCTCTACTTGAGGTGCGGTAGGTTCAGAAGCATCTTGTTCTAAGGCTTGGTGCTGTATCTGTGCTTTACCTTCTAATACAGCACTTTGAAAGGTTAGTCCCTCCTGAAACATATCGTTGTTGGTTAGTTTGTCAAGTTCATCAACTGCACCAACCTTTTCAATATCCCAACCAAACCAAGTACCTTTGTCGTTACGCTCTTCTATGGTAGTTAATTTAAACTTTGTAGACATCATTGGTAGCCTTTTTGGTTTACCATCACTACCTTTAAATGTTTGCTGACTTAGTAAAGAGTTCCACCTTTTAGCTTTACGCAACTGAGTGCTTGTCATAGGTATAAGTGCTTTTGATACCTGATCGCCTTGCACTAGCAATACAAAAAACTGTGATGTTTTATTGAGCAAGTTACCATTTGGTAACACCTCTTCATTACGTTCGTTTTGCGTGGTAGTTTTAACAACAGGGTCGTCAGGTAAGTATGAACCCATATACCCACCACCTTGATCACGAGGTGTCCACTCAACATACCGTGTATTATAGTGACAAGGTATTACTTCTATACCTTTAACACCATCGTATACTTCATGGGTGACACTATTATAAATCATGCCTGCCTCAGCCCCCTCAACATACGCACCATCACGTTTGTTGGTTTGTGGACTTGTGTTTGCAAGTATCCGCAAAAACGGTATTGCCATATCATCAGTAGAAGTTTCTTCAAACCCCAAGCCTGATAATTTTTCTAGTTCGCTTAATTTTGCCATGTTTTACCCTCCTATATTTTTTTAGTAACTTTGGCTCTACGTCCCTCGTAGATGTTTAACAAATCAAAAGGTAGCTTAACTTCACCCTTTTGTATTTGCTCCTTAACAAAAGCCTTGAGTGATTGGTATTCCACCCATGTTTTTGTAGAAGACTTATCAGCTAGACCTCTTGTTTTTAGGTCTGCTACTAATGCTGTTGCTTTATTATGTTCCTTACGGTCAAATACTATTTCCACCTTATTTTTTATTAGGTGATCAAAGTTATTATCTACCAACCAAGCAAATGCTTTTTCACGTTGCTCAAGATCGGTAGCTGATATACGTGCATCATAAAAATCAGTAATGGTAACATTGTACCCATCTTCAGTAGTAATTTCTTTTATTTGGTGTTCATCAGCTGAGGTAGGTAATAACTCCTCAGATACTTCCCTGAGCCGTGCCTTTTTAACTTTCATTGCACCTTCAAGCTCACGTATGTCTTGTTCTAACTGCACTTGTTCCTTACACAGTTTACTAATGGTGCTGACACCTTCCTCACTTACTTCCATAAGTTTGTTTGCTACTTTTTCTAGTTCCATTAATCTTCCTTTCCAAAATTTATATGTAATGGATAATACTTAGCTTCTAGCCTGTCCCATTTCAATACCCTTACTTTGCCACGATTTACTATGGAGGCATAAGCTAGTGCGATACCAATAATAACTGGATCACCAGACAATAATAAATAATCATCGTCATCAAACTTTTGCAAACCTTTTGCTATACGACGAACAGTAGGTTGTGTGCTGTAAGCTATTTGTTCTTTTGCTGGAACTAATACTTGCAAGTCACCAAACTGTATAGCATCAGTAAGGTCACGACCACGTACTTCCTGTGTTATATATACCGTCAACGCTTTCTCCCGTTATTACTTTCTGTTGTAAGGCGTGGGTTTCGCCTGCAACTGGTTTACCCACTTTAATAATATACCTAGGACTGCGATTATTAACCCTACCCACAAACCCTACACTTTTATATATAGGAGTAAAAGTAAAATGTAATCATTGTGAAAAAACAGATATTACAATATACAATATCTGACTATCTCAATATCTTCCCAAGTTTTCGCCCCCACGCGAGCGACAGTTATAGAATAAAAAACTATGTGCTGATTTATTTTGGTGTGCTATTTATAAAAGTAGAAAGTTATGCGTTATAAATTTAAATTACAGCCCTACGAGCATCAGCTTGATGCTTTGCGTGCCTCTTGGAACAAGCATGAGTATGCTTGGTTCATGGACATGGGTACAGGCAAATCAAAAGTATTGATAGATAACTTTTGTGTTTTGTATGACAGGGGTAAAATATCTGGTGTTTTAATTATCGCACCAAAGGGTGTGTATAGAAACTGGGAACAAGGTGAGTTACCTACACATATCCCTGATCATGTTGACCATGAAGTAGTATTGTGGAGACCTAACCAAACTCAAACTCAAATAAAAAAGCAAGATGCTTTGTTTGTGCCTACCGAAACACTTAAAATATTTGTAATGAATGTAGAAGCCTTTAGCACACGTAAAGGTTTAGAAATAGCCATGCGTTTTGTAAATGCTCACACCTGTATGATGGCTATAGATGAAAGCACTACTATTAAATCTAAAGATGCTAAACGTACAAAGAATATTGTAAAGCTCGGTAAGCAGGCACGTTACAAAAGAATATTAACTGGTTCACCTGTAACCAAATCACCTATGGATTTATATACACAATGTGAGTTCCTTGATCCTTGGTTGTTGGGTCATGGTAGCTATTACACGTACCAAAATGAATATGCAATCATACAACGTAGAAACATGGGAGCACATTCGTTTAACCACATTGTTGGGTATAGAAACTTAGATAAACTAAACACACAGCTAGAAAAATTTAGTTTCCGTGTGCGTAAAGAAGATTGTTTAGATTTACCTGATAAAGTGTACATCAAACGTTCTGTAGAGTTGTTGCCAGAACAACGCAAAATGTATGAAGAATTAAAACAGTATGCTCTTGCAGTGCTAGAAGATGATAGCGTGACAGCTTCAACTGTTTTGACACAACTGTTACGATTACAGCAAGTTTGTTCTGGGCATGTAAAAACAGATGAGGGTGAACTGCATACGTTTAAATCGGCTAAACTACCAGAGTTACTAGATGTTTTGGCTGAAACTAACGGTAAAGTAATTATCTGGGCTAACTTTACACACGATATAGAAAGTATTAAAATGGAATTAGAACTGGTATATGGTCCAGAGTCTGTGGTCACGTATTATGGTGCAACGCCAAGTGAACAAAGACAAGAGATCGTAAAAAGGTTTCAAGATCCGAAGTCCCCTGTAAAGTATTTTATCGGGCAACCACGAACAGGGGGCTACGGTCTTACACTTACTGAAGCTAAAACAGTAATTTACTACAGCAATAATTTTGATTTAGCCATACGCCTGCAAAGCGAAGACAGAGCACATCGTATTGGACAAACCAGTAAAGTAACCTATGTTGATATTGTTGCTGACAATACAGTGGATGAAAGAATATTAAAGGCACTACGCAGTAAGATAGATATTGCAAGTCAAATACTAGCTGAAGATCCTAAAAACTGGATTATTTAAATTTTTTATTCAACGAATCTACAACGCTGTCAATATTAGGTTCTGTTCCTCCTGGTTCATACTTGCACTGATATTCCATAGGACAATGTCCTTCTACCACAAGAGAATATGTATCATTTGCCCCTTTGTACAAACATACCTCTTGTCCATTTTTTGCTTTTTTACGTTTATATCTTCTGCAAGTAATGTGTTTAGGTTCTTCACGTATACCCTTACGCACTTCTTGTTCATACGTCCAGTCACTAAATTTTTTGAAAAAACAAGTAAAACATTGTTTTATATTTTCTGATTGAGCAATCAATATCACACGGTCTTCTTTATCTTTATGCACACATACCCACTCGTATGTTTCTTGACCACCCTCTTTACGTATGGGTTCAGTTTGTTTACAATTTGGTTCTTGTTCTTTACCAGTTGCCTCTGTCGAATTGGACGAGACCGTAAACGAAAGCCAAGAGAACACCACAACCAACGATAAGAACGCCGATAAGAGCGATGATACCGATAATTTTTTCTTTAAGTTTTTGCCTGTCATATATTTCTTTTTGTCTTTGTTTTCTTATTTGCCCTTCCATACGTAATAACTCATCCCATGATGCTGTACCATATTTAAATTTTATGAACTGTTGTAATTCATAGCGTTGTTCTTCTAATTTTTTCTTAGCTGTAAACGCTTGGATAGCATCTTGTTCTATATTGCTCGTGCCTTTCATAAATTTACGTATTAGAGAAGGATTTTTAGCCGACTTCGCGGCATTGTCAATATCACTAGCCGCTCCCATCCAACGAGATATATCTCCAGCCATCGACTCTAATTCACGTCCAGTCGCAAAAGCCTGTTTGAGAGTATTGAACGCCGCCGTCGCCGTGCTGACAGCGGCTGATATTGTTAGTGGATCCATCTCATAGAGCTTTCATTCTTTCTATAAGTCTGTTGGCTCTATTTGGTACTTGCCTTGCCCAGAGGCTATCTTTCATTTGGACAGCGGCTTCATTCCAATCTCTGTTTGTAATAGCAGATCGCATTTTACGAAACTTTTTTAATCGGCTGTAGCCCATGTTAAACATCATATTGGCAAGTATCCTTTGACAATCCTCAGGTAAATCATCAAGATCTTTAAATAACCTTTTGCAGTCATCTATTACATCTTCAATATCTTCCCTAAACACAGAAGACACTCGCTCTGCACTAATGGCAGTGCCAACTGGCTTGCCATGTTCTTCATCATCGGGTGTAATCAAATGACCAATACCAAAGGTAGGATACCCTAGATGGTCTTTATATATTTTGTTTACACAGCCTTCATCAGCTTCTACTTCTTTTCTTAATAATTGCATATCCATTATCCAATACTCCCTATGCCTTGTGTTAATCTTCGGTTCGCTATGGCTTCCCCAATCGGATCGTTGGCAAACAAAGATGCAAAATTTGTAATTCCTTTTCCCGTTTGCTGTGCAGGAGGGGGTACTGTTGTTCTTCTATCAAAAGGCAATGTTGCCTGTGAAACTTGGTTGATCGGCGGTTGTTGTCTTGTGACTGTTTGAGCAGGTTGGTCATCTACATCTAAGGCTGATTGATCACCTGGAGTGGTCGCATCAATAAGTTCATACACCCCATCTTCTTTACGGACATCTGTTAAACTATTTAAAATATTTTGCAACAATAGGGTAGCACGACTGATACGAGCCGCTTCTTTCACTGTGTACATACTTTTTAATTGTGCGACTGAAGGTGCGGAAGCTAATATTCTCGACAAATATTCGTTCGTAAAAATGGTTTGTAGAGCACCTATTGTTTTTTCCATAGCTCCTGCTGTAACAGGT